ATTCTGATGGCTTAAACATACTCTCTCGAGCAAGTTCAAGGACTGTCATCAAATCTTTACCACTTTTGTTTTGCCAATTGTAATTAGATTCAACGAAATCGAAGAATACTTCTCTCACATCTTCGTCTTTCAATTCAGAATGCCTGTCGACAAATTTATCTAGGGTGTTTTTTACTTCGTTGGCGAGTCTTTCTTGTTGAATTATCTCTTGGTTATCTTCCTTAGTAGCTCCACCAAGTTCTCGAAGTCTTTCTTTGTCTGCTTTTAGTGTCTCATCTTCCTCCTCTTTAGGAGTTTCCCCAACTTGATTAAGTGGGTTAATAATTTTTTTATCAGATCCATTAAGATTTTTTAATTGGCTTTTAGCCGTCTTAATTTGATCTGTTAAATCTTGTCGTTGTTCGTCAGTTTTAGCGAGTTTGCGTTTTTTAACAAGGTCCATCAGCTCGGTTCTTTTTTCAAAAGCCTCGTCTGACTCGAATTTACCCTTGTTAGGAATACGGTAATCATACTCATCCTTCTTAACTTCGACTTTTTGAGGTTCGCTGGGCTCCTCTCCTTCTGGAGTTTTAGGAGTTTCCTCCTTTGTCTCTTCGGGTTTGACCTCAACTTTTGGTTGTGGTTCATTTCCAGCTTTTATTTCTGCTATTGTTGATTCTAACTCAGCATCGAGTTCAGCATCTTCATTTACAGAAACATCTTTTTCATCTTTTTCCATATTAGTTTCCTAGTCATATCGTTGACTGGTGACGATGGTTAACTTAATTATAATACTAACATTTTAAATATGCAAATTATCTATCTGTATACTTAACAAAACCTTCAATCCTCTTTAATTTTGATTTCAAAGTTTCAAGATTTACTGAACCTTCGTTAATAAAAGAGATAGCATGTTTTTGAAAATCACCTTCAATTGAGTTATTAAACTCACCAATAGTTGATGAATTCTTAATTGGGATAATTACAATATATACCTCCTTATTTAAAGCCTTATAAAACAAAAAATTAAGAGAAGGATCAAATACTTTATCAAATATTTCAAGTAAATCTTCTCTATCTACAGGTTTTCCACATACAGCATTGAAAGAAGGTAAAGCCTTACCTCCAAAGAAGTAATCTTTTTCATCAACATCTTTTCCAGATGTGTTTTTTAATATAATTGTTGATTTTTTTACTGTTGATTTTGAACTAGATACTCCAGCATTTGGGGATGTTGTAGATGATCCAGTATTTGGATAAGTTCCAGATCCACCTCCTCCTCCTGTATTATTAGTTTTTGTATTACTTGTCCCAGGAGCTACTCCTGTTCCTTTATTTTCCTCTGACATATTTTATGACAGTTATCCGACTGTCGAAACGGGATCTTATAATAATTATTCTGATTTCGCACCAGAATTTAACCCTTTGATAGCTGAATAAAACTTTTTAGTATATTCTTCCATCTCTGGTGTAATTTTCTTTTTAATTTCCTCAATATGCTCATTTGTAAGCTCTATGAACTTTGCCCCTTCTTCTAAAGCAGCATATCCATACATCTTTTCTAAAATTGCATATTCGAGAGGATAAGGATGAACATAATTCATTCTAATTTCCTCTCCCGCCTTATAGTCTCTATTTAAGACTGCTCTTACTTGCCTCATTACTGATACAATTTTTATTGCATCTGTATCTACGAAAGTAGGTTCCAGTTCTTTCATCGAAACTTGATTCACAAGAAAAGAGATCATATCCTCTGCGGATATTTCAAATTCCTTTCCATCAACTGGTATAAATTTCATCAATTTCTTCGCAACCGCATGGTCTGAATAATTGATTTGGATTGTATACGTTGGTGTTTTTAATTCTTTTGCTTTACTCATTGTGTAATCCGCCTTCTCTTATAAATTTTAATCTGTCGACTACTCCTGCAAGTATTGAACTTGTAACATCAAGTGTAACAGCATTCACAATAGTCTCCCATTGATCTTTTCCAATGAGAGGCTTTTGTGGCATGACATCCCTAATGATTTGGACAATAGCATCATCGTTACCACTTTGAGCAACGGTGATCATCTTTTGTTTTAATGTTTGGTTTAATTCATCCATTTTACTTTTTTTTGTTAGGTTTTTCTCCGCCCCATCCTGCTCCAGGATTTTTTACTTTCATCTGATCTGGAATACCTTTTTGAGGTTTCCAAGCTGGTTTAGGTGCGGGCTTTGACATATTTACCTTAGGTGTTGGTTTCGACATGTTTACCTTAGGCATTGGTTTTGACATTTTTCCGGCCATATATATTATTTTTTCTTGGTTATTTTTTCTGGTAATGATCGACCCTTACTTGCTTTATCGAATTCTTTCACTTCTTTTTTAGTGATACCTGCTTTCGCAGCTCCTGGAGAATGAAAGAATCTTCGTTGTGCATCCGATTTATACATAGATTTTATTGTGGGAAATATGGTAAATTTGCGGCTCGACCCATACTCGCATCTACAGCTCCTCCCATTGGAGACTGAGGTCTTGGGACTTCGTTCGCATTCTGTGGTTGCATTGGGTTTGTTCCATCAGCTGTCATTTCTTGGCCAGAAGATGTTGAACCTCCTTCTGCTCCTCCTCCAGCTACTGTTTGCATAGCTGTATTCTTAGCATCCATTTCCATCTTTTGTTGCTGCATTTGTTGCTGCATTTGTGAAGGTTGCTTAGCCATTATTGCATCGTAATCTGTTTTTGAAATGTAATCATAAATATCTTGATTTTGAATATCTAACAATTTTTCAAGAGCCATCAATTGAGATGCTGCTGCCTCTGGGTCCTCATTCCTCATACTAAAGATAAGGGTGATTTGATTGGTGATCACAGGGAAGAGGGCCATAAATGTTTGCTTTTGAATTTCAAGAGATGGAAGTAGCATTGAATCTGGGTCAATAATTACTTCTAGGTAATCACTTTTATGCCCATATTTTTCAAGTTCATCAAATAGACTTTTAGCTGAAAGAGTTCTTGCTGGAACATTTTCTAGGACTGATCCATCTGGTAAGAAATCAAAATTTAATCTCAAATTTCTTGATGCTGCTATTGCTACTCCTGTCTGTTCTCCATCCTCCCCTATAATTGGAGCTGATTCTACGAAGTAATCTGGATTTTGTTTTACGAATTCTGCAACTTCATCATCACTATCAAGCATCATAACTTTATCAACTGGATATGTTTGCTGTATCCAACTTAGTGCGATATGAGCATCTTTTTCAAGTGCGTTAACAATTGAGTTTTTTGGAGGGGTTAAACGATTATATGCAGCCTCCTTCAAAATAACAGTTGAACCTAATGTTGATTCTGCATTCTGACCTGCAACAATATTGTTTACTCCAGTAATTTCTTCGATCGTTTGTTTTTGTTTATCAGCAAAACCAATTCCTCCAGAAACATTTCCGGTTGTTCTAATTACATCGATGTCTGTTCCAGGATGCTTAGGGTTAACAATATTTGGACCTCTCTTGTATGTAGCTGTTCCATTCTGAATCTGTGCTCCGAAAAGAAGAGGAAAGATTTCCGCCTCAATCTGTTGAGCATTCAAAGAGTTTATATAAGTATAAAGAGCAGTATTTCCTCTCATCAATTCGTAAAGACCAACTCCGTAAGGATCATTTACATCTCTTACGAAACACCTTGCTGAACAAACTGAACCATGAGACCCATCGTTTGGAAGTTCCCCATCATAGATAACCATTTTTCCGCAGTGAACAATATAACGATTCAATAATTCATTTTCATAGTATCCAATAGTAACGTGAGTGGCATTTTTCTCATTATTTTCATCCTTAGCCTCTTCTGAAACTGTTAAATATTCCAATTTTTTCTTATTTTTCTTGGCCTCTGGGTATTTTGTGAAGAATTCTTCCTTCGTCATATCCTTTTCGTAGTAAATCTCACCCCAAGACCAATAGTCTCCGTGATTGAAACCAACCCCGAACCAAGTTCTCTTCATATCTAATGGTTCACGATAAATATCATCAAAAAGTATTTTATCAACACCATTTCTTTCTGTTTGGACTCTTCTTGGATATGTTCTCCAAGCCGTGCATCCATAAGTAAAGTCTGATTGATATGCAAGCATCAAAGTATTTGCTCCATTACCTCCAACCATACTCCAAGTTCTCTTCCAAAGTTCATACATAGCCTTCGCAAAGATTTTATCATCTGCAATCATCTGAGCATCTGGTAATTTACCAGCCAACACAGAAGTAGCGATTAAAATCTTCGAAAAAGCTATTGGTTCCTGTGAAACAGGAACTCCAGATCGGTTTTGGTCTCGATCTGTTAGCTTTTGAGGGTAAACATTTACGTCATACGCCCCATTCGCCATCTTATTATAAAAAACCATAGACCCCCATCCCGATTTCTCGTATAGTTTTTGTCCATAGGTTACGTTTGTATTTACGAGATTGATATCAATCTCTTTTACGAGTGAATCGAATCTTTGTCTATAAATAGACTTCTTGAAAAGTTTCTTTTTCTCTTCAACATACTCGATAGTCCTCTTATCTTTGTCCTTGCCGTTTGCTTTATCCTCTAAAAATGTATCATTTGTATTCATTTTTGATTTTTTTTAATAATAATAGTGAAAATTTTTCGATTTCTACTATAATTTTATTCTTATATTTAATTTTTTGCAAGTTTTTTATCTCTTTCTCGTCTTTTTTTTGAATAACACGAGTAAGAACAGAACTTCCCACTACGAATTGAGTGATAAATGAATTCTTTTTTACATAATTCATTCTCACATATTCCTATTTTTTCTTTTTTTCTATCCTTCATATGCAAAACAGCATGTTGACTATGAGAAAGTATCTCTAAATTTTCAATAGAATTATTTAAAGTATTATCATCTTTATGATGGACAGAATAACCTTTTGGTATTTCACCAAAATTATCGATCCATATTTGCCTATGCAAAGGGAAAGGAGGTTCTTTCCATTTATCATGCCTCCAATAATAAACTCTATGCTGTCTACGTTTAGAGTTTGGATTTCTTGTATATTTTTGCCCTTTATAAATTATGATATCTTTGTCCATATATGTATGTTATCATAATGGCAAAGATAAATCAATTTTTATTCCTCCCCAAAAATTTTTTTCATATGACTATAGCCTTCTCCACCAGAATTATCAGCTACATACTTACCTTGTTCCTGCAATACAGCATAACCTATAGCTGATGCGAGTATAATATCATCGTGTTTTTTATCCATCGCCTCCGCTTTTCCTTTTGCGTTTCGCACAAAAGTTAACATTTCATTTAGTAACGGCATTGGGAATTTATCTTTTCTAACAAATATTGCCTTCAAAGCAGCCAGAGCAAATGGTCTTGTTGCACTTGTAGTCTTCCATCCAAAGAATTTTGTAACTTTCTGGGTGATATCATCAAAAACCTTTCTATAATAAAGGTTTACATACCCCATTTTTTCCAATGAATCATTAACCCATAGCCCATCCTTGTTTACCTCGATCGCTAGCAACGCCCAGTTATAAAACTTCCCTAGCTGATAAGCCTCCCTCGCAAATTCAGATGGATCTACGTTTGATTTATATATAGCATCGCATTCCTCTGTCTTATGGTTAATTACATATAAAATTTGAGAGTCTCCGTGTGCTAATCCCTCGGCCGTATCTCCTCCGATGATATACTTGGTCCCTACTTCCGGCATTTTGAATACTTCCAATGCCCCCGATGAGAATTTTTCGAATTTATATATCCCGTCTTTGTCTGCAACCAACTCTCCCTTGTCTCCCGGGACCGCAGTCTGCATACAAGATGCTACCTTCGCTGTTGGGAAATAACTCTGTCCTGTCGCTAGAAAAGCCTCCTCCACCGTTGTTGGGTATTCCTGCAATAGCTTTTTCACA